ACCGATATATATAACAACAATATAACAACCGAAATGATAGAACTTGAAATGAATTAAAAAACTATATGGAGGGAAAGAAGATGAAAAAATTTATAAGCACATTACTGTGTATTGTATTTGTTGCGGCACTTATGCCCGCACAAATTGCAAAGGCCGACAGCGATGTTATGAGTGTTGCAAATCAAGTAAAAGTACCTATATTGAATGAGCAAACGTACAACAACAAAAAACTTATGAATAAGTACACACGCGATATGTCGGATTGGTGGGCAACCGATTTGACATTGACGGCGGGAATGTTGTTCAAGAGATGTGATGTGGATAATGCATATTATCAATACTGGGGTTCAATCAATGAGGCGGTTGAAACTATGGGTATGGCTTACGTTTCGACATTTAGAGGACACGATAACGGATTTTGGTCAACGAGTTTTAAGCTTAAAGACAGCGTTGCAAACAATTCCGTATTTCCTGAATTGGAAGCGACAGGTCAGCTTATGATGAGGTTCGGCGCTAATTTGATAGGTAATCACGCAAAAATGTCCTTTAAGAATACTATGATTCGAGGTGAGGGGAAAAAGGACAGCGGTTGGTTTAAACTTCAAAGCGGTGATACGTTAAACAATAAGTTTAAAATGCAAGGTGTATTTGATGCAAAAGTAAAAAAACCATATGTGTTCTTTGCCGATATAACAAAGCCAACTGTTAAATCGGCAAAAATGAACGGCACTGTACTGTATCTTGATATGGGTGAAAAGCTGAGAAAGATTGAAAACGGAAAGATTACGTTGACGCTTTATGCGACAAACGTAGAAAGCGGTGTTCAAAATATGGAACTTACTGCGACTTCCGGCGGTATAAACGGAAATGAAATATATTTCTATGTAAACGCACCTAAAAATGTTAAGGAATATCAAATTACGAAGATTAAGAGCATAGAGTATGACAAAAAAGAGTACACCGGTCAAATGTACGGTATAGCTTATGCCGACAAATATTTGGCGAGAAACGAAGAACCGCGATTTAAGGTTATAGACAACGCACCGGGATTAATTCCGGAATACTTTACCGCCACATCTCCGATTACGGACTATGCCGGCAACAGCCTTGACATTCATACAAAGGATTTGACGAGTTACTCACTTTTAGTCGATAAAAAAGTACCTGAAATTGACAGCGTTGAAATTGCGGGAAATATGATAGCGGCAGATTCAACGTCATATTCACAGCCGAGCGATTGGCCTGAAGATATTGACAAGAGCAGTGTGTTTGCAGGTGTCGGCGATACATTAACTTTTTCTGCAATGACAACGGAAAAAATTAAAACGAGTGAAAAAAGTTCAGTGACTGCAGAACTTAATATATTGCAAAACGGAAGTAAAGCAGTGCTTGAAACCGAAAAATTTGAAGATATGTATGACGGCGTAAACAAGCGGACGGCAACGAAGATTACGTTTAAACCGATTACGATAACCGCCGATATGACTTGTGATAATAGCGAGCCTATAAGAATTGAAAAAATAAACACAGCAAACGTAGTCGATTTGTATAATAATGAGTTGGCAACGCAGAAAATATCGAAAAATCCGAAACAGCAGATTTATTTTGACAATATCGCACCGACTGTAAATGTCGGTGAAATAACCGGTGATGTAAACAGCGGTGAATTTTGCATACCGCTGAATTTCAGTGACGGAAAAGGCACGGTATCTGATTTTGACGGATTGACGGCAAGTTTTGCGTGGTGCTATGACCAAGATAAGCAAATTCCGTTTAAGTATGCTGTGACAACTTCCGCCGATACACCGAGTGAGTATAAAGAATCGGTACTTAACAATGAAAATAACCTTGCGTGGAATAAATTCGATTTGCCTGTAAAAGATTATTACTTACATATTAAAACCGATAATTCCGAAATCAAAAACACAAAACTTTATTTCAGAACAGAGGACTGGGCAGGAAATGTGGGTGAACAGTCTGTTGATACGGATATAAATATTGACCGTGTAGCACCGAATGTTGCGCTTATGTCGATGAATACCGAGTATGAAAACGATACCGCAAAGATATTGGCAAAGGTACGTGTAACCGATTTTAACACGGACGGCCTGAATGTTAAATATCAGCTTGTAGACAAAGGTGTTGAACCGACCGACAGTGATTGGTCGGAGGGCTTGCTTAATGACGGAGTTTTTGACTTTGAAACTAAATTTGACGCGGCACAAAAATATGAAAAAGAATTGCTTGTGTATGCGACAGACTTTAAAGGTAACAAGTCGAATGTTTCACGTTATGAGGTGTATGCCGACTTGACAAAGGCAAAGGCAAAATATACGGTTGTAAGCGATTTGTCACAGATACATACAAAGCCTGATGTGCAAATTTCGGCACCTGACAATCCCGACAATAAAGCAAATGCCACCACGCGTGTAACACTTACAATGGGTGACAAGACTTACGCAAGCGTATATGACAGTGCCGACAGTAAAAACATATTTGATTTTGACGGCACATGGTATGCGGTTACATACAACGAGGATAAAACCGGTTTTGACGGAGTAACCGCTCTTACGGCGGACGGAGTGAATGAACTTAAAAACTTTTACGGCACAGTAAACGTAAAATTTGAAAGTGCGTTTGCAGATTTGACACCTGTAAGCGGTGCAAGTATAAAGCCGTCAAATTCCGAAGAAGAAGTGACATATCAAGCGGAGGGCGACTTTAATGTTATGACCGCACCTGTACTTGATAATGTATATAATCTTGAATTTACTTCAATAAAGGACAGTAACGGAGATGTTATTAAAGCCACAGGAGTGGGTGATGACAAGCACATAAGAAGAAACGGCGATATGACTGATGTCAGAATTAATTTTGAATTGTCAAATACAAAAATTGCCGATTGGGTTACGGATAATTTAGACTTTGATAAATCGTATGTGACAATAACAAATTCGGAAAACAACGAGGTTTACAACGCAAAGTTAAGCAGAAATGCAAGCCAAACTCTTGCAATGCCGCTTAGAGATAAAGACGGTAACTTGCTTGGAACGGATACATACAGAATTGCGGTTTATTTGTATCAGACAGGCAGTGACAGCCCTGCCGAATTTAAGTGCGATACGGCGGTACTTCTTGACAATATCAAAACGTCCGCAGATGTCGGTGTAAACAGATATGAAATCATTCCCGAACACGAATATTACCCTATTCCTAATCCGATACCGTCAATCGTAAAAGAAAGCGATACGGCATTTAAAACAATCAATATCGGTAATGCTGAATTTAAGGAGATTGACCGTAATGAAGATGAGGGATATTCTTTAGAACAGAATATGGCACATATCGTCAAAATGACGCTTAAGAGCAATGATGTTTCAAAAGAATTGTGCGGTGAAACAATCGGTAAGGCAGAGGGATTCCGCTTGTGGAATAAAGCGTGCAATGGCGGAGAAGATTTACCGTTTGAAAAGACTACTGACCTAACAAGAGAATACGAGATAAACTTAATGCAAAACCCTGCAAAAGAAACTCTTGACGGAGTAACGGCAACGGGCGGTTTGCAATTTGAAAAGGGAAGTAACACTTTCTGTTATCAAGTTAAATTGGAAAACGGCAATGTATCGCCGATATACGAGTTCACGGTAAATATGGTTGAAAGTATACCGCAGATTGCAATGGATTTTGATATGAACGAATCGCAGAATTATACGGATGACAACGGAACAATGCACGTTATTTCCGCTGATGCAACCGTAAAAAATGCTTTCTCCGAAAACGGTAATGTAACGGTATATTATGTTCACAGAGAGGATTACAGCAGTTGGACTGCCGATGAAATCGGACTTGACGAGGTTGTTACATTGAAGGGTGATAGTGCCTTTAATTATCAGAACTGTAGACAAGACGAAAACGGCAGAGATAGGCTCAACTTTGCATTTATTGCGATAGACGAATCCGGTAATTCTGTTTCATATATTCCGCAGTTCAAGGAAAAAACGAAATATACCTTTGAAAATGATGCATTGACAGTAACTCAAGCAAATCTTAACACATACAACCAGGGTGATTATATTTATAATTTTTATGCCAAAAATCTTGACATGGACAAAAGCTCTTTTACAGTTGTGAAAGACGGTGAAATGTACAATATGCCTATGAAAAACTATCAATATCCGAATGAATTGGGTTTTGAGGGCGGTTATTATCGTGAGGACAGCACGTCCACTAATTTGAGTATAGACTTTACAAGACCATGGAGTGTGGAAAAGGCAGGCGAGCCTTTCTTTGACAGTATTACGTTTAACTTTGTAGGTGTGCATGGTGACACAGCAACGAGAACGTATACCAAAGACGATGAAAATTACGGAAGCTTGGTAACGAACTTTAAATATGAAGAACCGCGATTTGTTGAAGTTTCTGATGACGATTCATTAGCGGATTACAGTTATATCTGCAATGACAGAGGTGTTAAGGTATACTTTAACGGATATTTAAAATTAAAGGGCGATACGGTTTATGCGTCTGCTCACTATCTGCCGATATACTCAAACGGTACATACGAAGTTGAGGGCGAGGATATGTTCGGCAATACATGGACAATACCTGTAACTGTTACACTTCTTGCAGACGGTCCAAAGGTTACAATGTCAACTTTGTATAAGACAAAGGGCGATATTACGGCGAATATCGAATATACTTCTCCCGTAACTGTTACGGAAAATGACGGAAACACATTTGCAAAAATCGAAAACAACGGAACAAATAACGTAACCGTAACCGCAACACAGCCTACAAAGGTTACAATGAAGTGGACGGACAACGGAGCTGAAAAGAGTAAAATATTAAATATAACCAATAATGAGATAAAACCGATAAAGCCGAAAGTTGTATGGGATTATGACGAAGATGATGTGGTTGACGGCTGTATATACGGCGAAGTAACCGCAAAGCTTGTTGATGAAAACGGCTCAACACTTGTTGATACCGCAACGGGCGAAACACCGAGCCATACATTCTATCCTAACAGTGAAACGGAATTTACATTCAGGAATTACAAAAATCAAAATGATACTTTGGGTGAAGATTATACAGTTACGCTTGATGTAACACTTAAAGATTATCAGCCGCCCGAAGAATATGTCGATACAATGCCGCCGAGTGTTGAAATGGTTGGTTATACTGTAAGGGGCGGCGTGGCACAAAGTAAAAAACTTGTGCTTAATCTGTATGATGATAACAAGCATTACTTAAATCCGTCACTTCCTGATTTAAGCGGCGGAGGCTATGAAACAGTTACCGACAGTATATCATTTATGAAGAAAATGGGTTGGTCGTCACATTACAGATTTAATGTAATCGTGTCTGATATAAACGGTGTAAAGCTTATTGCAAAAGCGGGACTTAATGCCGAAACACCGACATTTGATTCAACAAGCGATACGATTGACGGAGTGAGTGTAAACGGCAGAACCGTTGATATAACAAAGAATGCGGAATTTACATTGTTTGCAGTCGACAGCTGTAATAATGTCACCGAAATTCCGCTTGTTGCGGATAACTTGGGCGAAGCACCTCAGCCGCATTTACAGAAAGTCGTGTCGGGCGATATGCAGACCGTAAAGGTATACCTAATACCGCCTGAGGACAGTGACTTTACAAACCTTGTTATGACTAATGACAACGCAAAACAGGAAACAAGTGACGGAGAATACAACGGATTGTATTATATAGAAGTAACAGGCAACGAAAATATTGTTATAAACTACACATACACATATAAAGGTGAGAACGAAAGCGGTGAATTAAAAGCAGCCGTTACGGAAATAGACAATTCACCTGCAAATAAAATCAGTGAAGTTTGTTCTGAAAACGCAAAGAGCAGTAAGACGAATAAATCCGTTACGGCACAGCTTAGATTTGATAAGCTCATCACGAAAGCGGAATGGAAAAATCAAAGCGGTTATCTTCCTGAAATATATAAACTTGATAATCAAGTTACAATTTCATATTCGGAAAATGCACCGACTATGACGCTTGTTTGCACAGCCGTAAACGGTCAAGTGTGTGAAATTACTTTGAATGAGGTTAAGAACATCGACAAAAACGCACCGATTATTACCGAAACAATTCAGCCGTCCGAAAATCACCGTAAAGTGACAGTGACTTTAAAAGCTGACAAAGAAGTTATTTTCAGAGAAAACGGAAAACAGGGAACTGAATTTACAAGAGTGATAAACGCAAACGGCGAATATGTATATCACTTTGCGGACGCTGCAGGCAATCTGACGGAAAAGGTTGTTAAGGTTGATAGCATCATTGATAAAGATTTGTCGCTTACATTCAGTCTTGCAAGTGACGGTACAGACAGTAAGGAGTCACCGGATAAACTCGGTCGTTTAAAGGTCGGTGACACTGTATATGTGAGTGCAAACAGAAACTGTACGGTAACATGGAACGGTGACACAACAGGTCAAAATCTTACGGCCGGTGCGTGGACGAAGTTAACCGTATCGGAGGATTTGGCAGGCTTGTATCCTACAATAAAGGCAAAGGACGAATATTCAAATACAAAGTATTATCACTTTAAGCAGATAGCAATGCCGGATAAAAAAGCACCGACTATCAAATTGAAAAAAGAAACGGTGGAAATCGACTTAAATTCAGAAGATATTTTGTCACAGCTTAAAGCGAATATGACGGTAAGCGACAATGAAACCGAAAAGGACAAAATCAAGCTTGATGTTACTTACACAAAACCGCAGACAACGGGAACGGTAAGGGTGACTTATACCGCAACCGACGAGGCAGGAAACAGCAGTGAAAGATACGGATATATCTATTTCTATGAGGATACTCAGCTTAGAGTCAGCGTAAACGGTGAGTATATTTACAGAGATATGATTGTGCTAAGCAAAAACGAGGCACAGAACATTGTCGTTGAAAGCAATGGCGAGCCGTACAGTGTTAAATATAAAAACGGTATAAAGACAGTCGGTCAAATGAAAATCGGTGCGACTGAATTGGCGAAGAATAAGGATAATACAGAGCCGATTACATTCGTTCCGAAAAAGGCGGGGTATTATACATTTAATGTACAAACGCAGGGACGTGACAATTACAGATTTGTAATTTACGTTCAATAATGAAAAAAGGAGGTTTACTATGCTGCAAAGATTAAAAAAGATTATATCAGCCTTAACCGTAACAGCGATGATTTTCGGTATAATGCCTATCGGCGCGTTTGCCGAAAATCTGAATAAGGCGGATTACGAAGAATTGAACGACGGTTATTTGAAAGTCGTTGTTTCGGCGAAAAACGGCGGTTTTCTGATAGATACCGTTGAGGGAGATAAGCTGAACAAAGCAGATGATAATAAATATCTTTTGTTTCCCGATGAAAATTATGATACATCATATACCTCTTTTCGTGTAAAAAGAGGTGATGAGATAAAGGACTATATTTTCGGAAGAAAATACGGTTTCTTGGGTAAGGACAGCAGTGACGTCACTTTGGTGAAAAACAGTGACAACATTGTCGCAACGTGGAGCGTTGACGGTTTGACTTTTACGCAGACCGTCACGCTTGCAAATACAAAATCGGCTCTGCACGGTATGGCGTCAATTTCATACGGTGTAAAGAGTACGGACGGAAGAAATGCGGACAGTGTTCAGGCAAGAGTTATGCTTGATACCGCACTCGGTTATCAGGATTATGCGGTGTATGAACTGACGAAAAAGGACAGTACATATGAGCAGATACAATCTGAAACTGTTATTGATAACTCTGACGGAGAAGCATACAACAACGCGTTATTCGGATACGACAATCCGAAAGCACCGTCCGTAACGGCTTATACAGTGAATGCGTCGATTAACAATAAAATTGTCGCACCGTATCAAATAGCGTTCGGACATTGGAACAACCTTGCGTCAAGCGTATTCGATTTTGAACCGGATAACTCGTTGACATTTACAAATCCGTATAACGAAAAATATTTGACTGCCGACAGTGCGTATGCTCTGTATTTCGATATGGGAAGTGTGGCGGCAAACGGTGAGGGCAATACCGTTGCGACAAATTACGGTATATATTCAAACGTAACCGTAAATAACGATGATAAGGTTGCGATAAATTTTTCATCTGAACTCGGAGCAATGCAGCTTACCGATACAAAAGACGAATACAAACCGCAAACGGCGGACGGTAAAAACGGTGATTTTAGCGTGTCAACGCAAATTAAAAACGTGTCGCAGAACGAAATGAAACAAATTGCCGTTGCGGTATATCCGCAGGAGGGAATAACACCGTATGACTTGTCGGGTAATCTTGACGTTACAGCTTCATATTCAAACCCTTTCAGTGTTGATATTATAGATTTTAACGCAGATGAAGAACGACAGGTTGTGTTTAACTTTAATGCCGAACCGCTTACGGCTACCGATTACAGAAAAATCGAAGTGCGTTGTTATGACGTGAGCGGAACGGACGGTAAATTGCTTTCCGAAAACTTAATCGGTCAGAGAAGTATATATCTTCTTTGCCCGGGTGCAACAGGTGACAGGGTTTCGTTTATAAGCACCGCACCCGAGATTGTTTATAACAGAGGAACAAGACATATTTACCTTGCAGGTCAGAATTTCAATTTGCTTAAAAATAAGAGTGAATACGATATAAAGGTTACGCCTTTAAACGGCAGTCAGCCGTTGACTGTAAGTGCGGAAAACTTCATTTTGGATACCGAAAACAATACGGCGGATTTGATACTTGATGAGCTTATGTCGGTCGGTACATATCAGATTGTATTTGATATGAAAGATCCGACTAAAAAAGATATTACGTCTGACGCACTGAAGTTTAATGTCAGTGATGATATTGCATATCAAGGCGGCTCTTACGGAGTTGTCACGATTGAAAAAGACGGCGATAACAAGTATGCCCTAAGGGCGTATAAAGACGAAAAGGAATACAGTGACGAAGTTCCAAACGCTCAGAATATCTCTCTGCTTGAACTTCGCGGTGACTTTACGTTAAAATATGAAAACGGTAAAATTGCAGAGGCAGAGGCTGTTTCTCTTGAAACGGTAGACCATAAGGCGAAAAGTACAATAAATATCAGTAATTGTCTTGATATTGAAAAAGGTACTGTAACCGTGTCTGTCGAAAACGTTGGTCAGGACGACCAAACTATCAATATAGATATAGACGGCGAAGTTTATACAACAGGTGCAAGAACAAAGGTTTGGAGCGGTGTATGTGCGATTTCGTCATTTGAAAACGGCTCCGAATCAACACTTTTGCAGTACACAAACGAGGGCGAGCAGACAGGTGACGTTGAAAACAGCGTTGCAAATACAAATGGTATTATGCTTATGTGGCCGGGTGCGGCAAGTACCGCACAAACCATTGCAGGAATGGTGATGGAATTCAGATACTGTCAGTTCGGACAGATGGCGACAGTTGACGGTGAAGTCACTTCAAAAACACCGAAACAAAGAGTAATCGCATTCGGTGCGCAACTTTCACCTGATTTTCTTGTTCCGTCAAACTTTGATTGGAGCAACAGAAAAACTTCCGCAATGGAGGTTGCACAACTGAAAATGGCGAGCAGTAATTACACTCCGTCACAGCTTAGAGATGTACAGGACAGATATGCCGAGGACCAAGAGGAATGGGAAGACGCAGAGGGCGGAAGTCTGAATTTGTATATCCATGATATACTTTTCGGCGGCGGATTTATCGGATTTAATACGTCTGTCGAAGTAGAAGTTCCGTCATATGCGGACGGACTTCCGAGCGTTGAGGGTACTCTTGATTTAAAGGTTATGAACAACGAATACACTATCGGCGTTCAAGGCAGTGCCGATATGATGGCATTTGAAATGGAGGCGGAAATTCGTCTTAGAAGTAACAACGGAATACCTATTCCGGATAAATTATATTTCTATGCAGGCGGATTTACACCGGGCATAAATGTTGACGGAATGGGCGTATTTTGGATTAAAGGTGCCGGCGGCGGTATAGATAATCTGTTTGAAACGATTTATCCGTCCTCATCCGTACCGCCTATAACGCTTCTGCTAAGCGGACAATTCGCTTTGTTTGATGTTCTTTCCGCAAGAGGTGATGTAAGTATCAGTCCGAGAGATTTGAGTATTGCACTGTCGGACGTGAATGTTGTGGGAATTACACTTATAGACTATGCGGGAATTGAATGTGCATGGTATCCCGAACTTAGATTTGCAGCGGGAGTGTCTATCGGTATATTCGACGTTATTTCGGGTGACGGACACTTAATTGTGGAAAAAGATAAGGTTAAGGATAAGTATTTCTGGGAAGGCTATGCCACAGCAGTGGTAAGTATTCCTAAAAAAATACCGATTTTCGGCGGTATAGAAATAGGCTCTGCCGATTTGGGTGTCAATGCAGAAAAAATATGGGGTGCTTTGCACGTTTTGAAAATTGACGCAGGTGTAACATATTATTGGGGTGGCGATGTAGATTTCGCTTTCGGTAAATATGACGCACCGGAACCGACTATTGAGTTGAGTGCGGAGGGTATTCCTGTTTATTACGATGAAAAAACAGACCGTACCTTGTATATGAAACTCAATAACAGTATTCGTACATTGGCGTCAACAGACGATATATCATTGTTCGGCTCAAACGGTGCGACGGTATCATCGCTTGCGGGTAAAACGGTACATTCGGTTAATTTCGGCAAGTATAACAACGAAAACGGAATACTTACAATTTCGTATGACGCACCGAGTCAGCTTATTGCGGAAACATATGCAAAGAATATTGAAATGGAAAATTATCCGATAGTATGGTCAGACAGTTCAAAAACGGCAGACGATACAGCCAACGCAAATGCAAACGCAATGTTGAATTGGAATGAGGATACAAAGAAAGCAACCGTTACAATAACGGTTACAGATGAAAATTACTTTAATAAAGCATTGCAATTAAAAACAGGTATTGCGTCAAGCGTGACTATATACGCACTTTCAAAGTTGCCGACAATCGACAATGCGGTATTGAACAATAATACGGTAACGTGGTCGGGCGAAGATTTGGATAAATTCAACAGTCTTACAATTTATGCAGAGGACAGCAATAACGAAGTTTATCCGTTGTACAAAACAGAAAATGTGAATGACATAAAGAGTAAGAGTGCAAATATAATAATGCCTGAAAATATGCCAAGCGGTGAATATACGGTAAAAGTTGTTGCGACAACGACAGATGAAAGTGCTAACCCTGTTGTGACAACCGATAAAAAGCTTAATTATACAAATCCGTCACAGCCGTCCGCACCGACATTTAATGTGGCATTGGGCGGTGATTACAGTATTGATTTGACAGGTATAAATCAATATAATTATGACGGCTACAAGGTAAGTATATATGAAGTTCAAGACGGTAAAAATGTACCGACTGTATTTGACAATATGACTGTAAGCGGAAGTGATGTGATTACGGTCGGCGGTCAGTATACAAAGACGGTTACGGTGGATAAGAACGGAAATATCGTGAATAAAAACGACCTTACGGAAGATGAGAAAAAGGATATAAAAACGCAGACCGAACAAGTCGGACTTGTAAGCGGTAAGCAGTATGTGGTAGGATTAAAGGGTTATAAAAATACATCTTCAGGCGGTCAGATTGTTTCCGCTGAAACACTGTCGTCACCTGTGACGATGGTTGAGCCTAAAAAGGCTGATGTAACACTTAAAGCACAAAATGCGGTAAGTATTGACGGTACAGATACGGTTAAAAGCAGTAATGCAGTTATAGACCTTGTATCGGATATGAATGTTTCCGGCGAATGGTCGTTGGACAGCGGTGAAATGAGCGGTACTGTTTCGGAAAAAACTATGTCGCAGAGTATAAATCTTGACGGATTAGAGGACGGTACGCATATAATAACCTTCAAGGGCGAAAACGATTCAAAAGACGGTACATTGTCGGAGTATATGTTTACTGTCGATACACTTCCTCCGAGATTGCAAATAAGCAGTCCGAATAACGGCGGATTTTTCGAGGACACTGTTACGGTTAAGGGTATCAGCGACAGTGGTGCGAAAGTGTATATCGGTGCGGAAAATCAAGAAATACAGGAAGTGACTGTCGGAGATGACGGCAGTTTTGAAAAGACTGTTACACTTGATAATTCTATGGCATATCAAAATATAGTTGTGTATGCGGCAGACGAAATTGGCAACGAAACAGTACCTGTAACATTACAGCTTACAAACAAAGCACTCGGCAATGACGACAGTGTACTTCAAATGTACATTGACGGAAAAGAGTGCAGTGACAGTACAATTAAAGCCGGCACAAGCGGTCAGCTTTCGCTAAAGGTGAAAACCGATAACAGAATTATTGAAATCAATGACGACAGTGCGGCGGCAAACAGAATTGAATGGAACGTTTCGGCAATAGAAGGTGCGGCGAATGTTGATGAAAACGGCTACATTACAACTGATGAAAAAATAAACGGCGTAGTAAGTGCGACTGTTGATAATCAGAATGTTTATACCGTTTTGGGCGGCAAGGACAGCACTGATATTCCAAGTGAAAAAATTAAAGTGAATGCGTCGGCAGGTACGGCAAGAAAGACTCATATCACGATTAATCTTGATACAGCGATTGAGGGAATGACGGCAGATAATTTTGTTGTACTGAACGGTGATAAGAATGTGGAACTTACAGAGGTTAAGGCAAGCAGTGATAATAAGACATATACGTTGTACGGCACGTTTGATACGTCTGTGACATATACCGTTACGGTTAATTTGACGGGTACAACGGTTGAAAACACTCACATTATTGCAAGCAGTCCGCTTATGATTAAACCAAGTTCGGGCGGTGGCGGAGGAGGAAACTCCGGCACTGTAACATATAAAATTACAGTTGTTCAGTCTGAAAACGGTAAAATCAGTCCGGACACCGTAACCGTAAATAAAAATGAAAGCAAGACATTTACGATAACGGCTGATGAGGGTTACGAAATTGAGGACGTAATCGTAAACGGCGAAAGCGTCGGTAAGGTGAGCGAATATACGTTTGAAAAGGTGAATGCAAAAGCTGAAATCACTGCAAAGTTCAAAAAGATTGATGCTGTGCCTAATCCGTCAGATAAGCCTGAACCGACTGATTGGAATAATCCGTTTGTTGATGTAAGTAACAACGATTGGTTCTATAATTCGGTTAAGTACGCTTATGAAAACGGTTTGATATATGGTGTGAGCAATACGGAATTTGCACCTGACGGTGACGTTACAAGGGCTATGTTTGTAACTGTTCTGTACAGAACAGAGGGTGAACCGTATGCGGAAAATTCAAGCTTTGTTGATGTGGCAAGTGACAGTTATTACGCAAATGCAGTGGCATGGGCGGAAGAAAATAAAATTGTCAGCGGTGTGAGTGATACAGAGTTTGCACCTGATATGAGTATAACCCGTGAACAAATGGCGGCGATTATTTATCGTTATGCGGAATACAAAAATTGTGATATAACGGTAAATGAAACGGCAAATTATGTTGACAGTGACAGTGTTTCAGATTATGCAAGGAATGCGGTTGATTGGCTGTCAGAGCAAGAAATAATGTCGGGTAATACCGACGGTACTTTCGCTCCGCAGGCGAATTCCACAAGAGCACAGACAGCGGCAGTGTTTATGCGTATTAATGAAAAATTGAAGTAATCAAAATGGCGGTTTAAAACCGCCATTTTGTATTTTTTTAAGTAAAATAAACGTAATTTGACATTGCGTGAGGTATAGTGTAGAATAAAAGCAGGCTGAAAAGCCTTGATATATAGAGAGCGGTGGCGGCTCTGTTTCGGAAAGGAAATATTATGAGTGAAACAACAATACAACTTGTATTGATTTTGCTTATTGTATGGATATTAAAGAAATAACCGCCCTACGGGAATAGGACGGTTATTGGGTAGAAAATCAATTTCTACAAAAATTTAACCAAATATTAAAGCAGAAACAAAAGCTGTTTACCGCTCTTCTCTATATCTAAAGTATAACATAGTATAAAAATTATGTCAAGCACGTTTTAGATGTGCTTTTTGTAAAAAATCAACGTTTAAGTGGTTTACTAAACAGAGATTAGGACAGCTACGATAGAATAAAAAGGGTGATTTGTTATGAAAAAGTTATTTGTGTGAAGAATTGATGTGTTGTGGCAATTAACGATAGATGTATAAAGCAAAGAAGGACAATGCAAAATGCTTATGAAATGGGAAAAAGCCCATAACAAAAAAATATCCGAACAAAAGTTCGGATATTGCAACTTGTGGTACACCATCGGTCGGACTTGTCGAACCTGCAAGCACAGCGTCAACGTAGCTGTCAACGTCAACACTGTCGTTTGGTTTTGACGGTGTAAGATTGAATATGTATAATACTTTGTCGTTCCATAGGTATTCACGATACAACACCAAATTTATTAATTTCTGCCGTTGTTCTGTCGTCTTGAAATCATCAACATCTATATTTTTTAAAAATCTCTTAAATGCAGTAGCGTTAAAATTATTTTTTTCCGATTGTTTAACAATCAATTCATATTTTAATTTTTCCTTGACATTTTCCAAATCGTTTAGACGTTGTTTTGTTGACGGGGTAAAAACACCGTTTTCGATTGCAGTCAGCAGATTGTTTATTTTTCTGTCGGTATCTTCAATTTGTGTTCGTAATGTAATTAGCTCCGCTGAATTACTTTCGGCAGTTTCTGACGCCTGTATGGTGTCTACAACAGAATTTATAATTTCGTCATTCAGAAAATTGTTTAAAATAAATTTAATAGTATTATTTTCAATAATATCCCTATGAACGGTTGTTTTAGGGCATTTACCACCTGTTTTATTGACGGAACATTTATAATACGTATATATTCTATTCTGATGATTGCGGCCACTTTCGCCACGGATTGGGTTACGGCAGTAACCACAAAACAATTTACCTACCAATATATACTGTTCTCTTGCAATCCTGCCCGTACGTCTTTTTGCCTGTAACTGAATTTGTACACGGTCAAATAATTCATCAGATATTATGCGTTGGTTTTCGTCGTGCAATTCCAAATCGCCGTATGTATATGAACCTGTATATCGGCGGCGGTTTAAAATTTTCCGTAAATATTGATTTCTAAATAGATTTCCGTTTGACGTTCTGTAACCGTGACTATTCAGCCAATCGCATATGTCTTTGTTTATTACCCCGTCTGCATACATTTCAAATATTTTTTTGACAACGGGGGCGGTATGTTCATCTGGTACGCATATATTATCAGATGTTTTTTTGTAACCGTATGGAATCAATCCGGTAGCTTTGAATTTCAACGCTGTTTCACGCATACCTCTTGAAACTTTCTGCGATAGGTCTTTGCTGAAATATTCGGCGAAACCCTCTAAAACACTTTCCATTAATGCGCCTTCGGGGGTGTCCTCGATGTGTTCCATTACAGAAACGACTTTGACGCCGTTCGAGTTCAATTTCTGTTTGTTGACAGCACTGTCATATCTGTTTCGTGTAAAACGGTCCAATTTCCATACTATTATGACATCAAAACCGCCTGTTGCACTATCAGCAATCATTTGTTGAAATTGCGGGCGGCGGTCAGTTGTTGCCGACATTGCACGGTCTATATATGTATCAACTATATAGTAGTTATATTTTTCTGCGAACTTTTCACAGTCCGCAAGCTGACCCTCAATGCTCTGCTCTGTTTGGTTACTACACGAATAACGTGCATATATAACCGCTCTTTGTACTTGATTTTTAATTTTTTTCATAAAAATAACACCTCTTAACTTGATTTTCAAGTAATGTTATGGTAGAATATATATGTTTTTAATTGGTGTTCCATAACACTACTGACCCCGTGACTGCTCCAAACAGTTGCGGGGCTTTTTTTATTTTTTGATTGTTAATTCAGTCTTGCAATGCGGACAGGTAACGTTTAACGTTGGTAATGATTGACCTTTCGCATTCTTATATTTCACAGTAAATTCCTTACCACAATTTTGGCAAACGTGTTTAAAACTAACGTCTTCAACAGGTTTTGAATTTGAATTAATATATCCGCACGAACATTGAATTGTAGTATTAGAATTTTTATCGCCACATTTAGGACAAATCCACACATTATTTGTTTTTTTGGTATTGGCCGCAAGCTGTTCTAAATTAGATGGTTGACTACTGTCTGATGTATTTAACTGTTCTGTTAGTCTATCCAAAATACTGATTTGTGTTTCCTGATTGTCTAATATAGAATATACTGCATACAGTATCAGCCATATAACGAAATTAGACGCCCAAACTGCAAGTGCAACGGTCCAATTAAATGCGTGTTTGCCTGATGTAGCAAAACCGGCGATAATAGCAGCTATAAAATAAATTACTTCGACTATTATCAAATTAATCTTAAAAATGTTACTGTGTTTTTTTCTCATCGTAAAAATCCCTTTCATTTTAAATTATTTTATCGGATAATTTTATAAAAATTTGCCCCCTTTCATCAATTATCCGACGTCTTCCATACCGGAAGAATTATAATCTTCTTTTTTATATTTGTCTTTAACCATATCTATGGTTTGTAAAATATATTCTTGCCCTTGTTCTGATAGCATTCGGAACGTATTCAATAAATAATTTTCGTTTTCAGTCAGTATAGGACTATTTAAAATGATATTGTCGGCATCATCTTGACCGTCAACATTATCTAAATATTTTAAGGCTACATTGCCAAATAACAGATAATCAGCAGTTACATCTAATATCTCTGATAATAATTTTATCTTTTCAACATCAGGTTCACGTTTTCCGCTTTCATATAGCGAATATGTTGACGGTGCGACCCCAATAGATTCAGCTAATTCTTTTTGAGATAAATTTTTATTAAGTCGACACTGTTTTAAATTATTGAAAAAACACATAAATAACACCGCCTTTAAAATCTTTGCATTTTGATAAATAAAGTATAACAATAAAAAATTGTTTTGTCAACAATTATTTTGCAAAATGCAAAGTTTTTTGCGAAAAGCTATTGACAAATTTGCAAAATGCAATTATAATACAATTAAAGTTTGCGAAATGCAACGAAAGGAGTGATATACATATGTATAAAAATTTACAAGCGGAACAAGCAAGAAAAAATATGACAAATCAACAGGTTGCAGATTATTTACACATTTCAAGGGTTTCATATGAAAACAAAAAGAAAACAGGAAAATTTGTAGTAACCCAAATCACAGCTCTATGCGAATTGTTTGAATGTAGTTTTGAATATCTATTTGCAACAGACGAACAGAAAACAGCATAAGCGGCGGAAAGGAATGAGGAAAAATGAATATAAGTGAGGCAGTAAGAAAAGCTCAAGAAGATAACAAGTACATAGCAAGACCTAAATTCTTAAATATTAAGATACGACCTACTAACAATCCGGAATGTTGTATTGTTTACAAAAAAAACAAGCCCTCTGCAAAGCGTTGGAATCCGAAAGCAGAGGACTTGACCGCTGAAGATTGGACGATTGTAGATTAAATAAAAGGTATAAAAGAAAGAAGGTGAAATCAATGAAAGAATATAGCAATATATCAGACGTGACAGAGGAAAGCATAAAGCCGATTATACCGGATTTAGCAGCATTATTATATGAGTTGTTCTGCAATAAACAGCAGAGCGAAAAAGAGAAAACAGCATAGAAAAAACGGTTCGCAGGCAGATACGAACCGCCTGAATGGTAGCCCCCTTTAATACATTTTGAAATTTTAATGAAATCTGATAGGGCGGTTCCTATGTGCCTGCGAACAACGAAAGGAACGAAGATATGAAAAAAATTAAGCCAAGAAAAGTAAGAGGAATGCTGAAAGAGGGCAACACGTTAAAAATTAAAATCAAAGCGGTGGATATTCCGAGAGATAAAAACGGAATGCCGAAGTTAAAGGAGATAGGATAATGTACGACAAATACATAGAAAAAATAGATAGGTTAAATGAACAGGGCAGGTGTTTGGCCCTGCAAATGTTGGACGATTTACTGTCCAACAAGAAAAATCGTAAGGACTACGAAAGTCCGCGACAGAAGTTTTTGCGCGAAACGGATGAGGTTTTAGCATTGGTGAACCGCGAAAGCGGAGCAACGGTAAATGACAAAAAGGTATTGCCGTTGTTCAAAAGGAAAGTGCCTGCGATATGAGTTACAGGCAAAAGACATACAATCATCAATGTACGGTATGCGGTCAATGGTATATGACATATGTTGACCCGAAGAATATACCGGGGGCGGTAACACCGACAGGCGGTTTTATTTGTCAGAAATGCAGACAGGCAAAACAGCCTATAACACACCGAACGCCACCGCCCAAAACGGTGCAAATGTCAATCGACGAATTGACACAAAAAAAATAGTGGTTCAGCCAAACCACTACTTTTTTAAATACTATGTGATATAAAGATACCCACATATCTATTATATCATATATCGAAAAAATAGGCAATAGCAAAAAACAAAAAAACCTTGATTTTTCAAGGTTTTATAACTTGTTTAAGTAATTAAATTTAGGACGAAAGCAGATTAAGATATATGGCATACATAGAAAAAACTATCATTGCAGGTGAACACATTTTCAAAGAGAAAAGTTTCTCCGCAAGATACGGTAAAAAGAATATTCCAAGAGGTCCGAATTGGAATGAATGTTCAGAGGTTCAACGGCGAAGAAATGAGTTGTTGAAGAAAAAACGCATAGTGTGGAATATCTGTACAAATTTCAAAAAGTCGGATTGGTGGGTGACATTAACATACAGACGTACGGAACGTCCCGATAGTATGGTAATGGCAAAAAAACAACGCAGTCGATTTATTCGCCGATTGCGTGAAAAATTAAAGAAGAAAGACATACCGTTGACATATACCGCAATGACTGAACGCGGTGTCAAGGGTGGGTTACATCATCATTTTATAATCAAAAATGTGTTTGACATAGGTATCATTATCAGCCTATGGGAACACGGCAAGGTGCATATAGAAAATATATACACTGATTCTATGTATGATTTGGCAATGTATTTTGTAAAAGGCGACAGTGAAAAATCTGAAAAAGACTTCACAAGTAGCCGAAATATGAAAAAACCAAAAATCAGATACAGAATAATACAATCCGAAAGGTGGACAAGCACACCGAGAGCGAAAAAACACTATGAAATAATACATAGGTTTGACGGGTTCCACGATTTCAGCGGTTTTCCGTACCAAGAGTATGTAATGGTTAGGCGGTGTTGAAAAATGAATGACGGTTGTAACGGCTGTAAATACGAAGATACACCGTGCATAATTCGGATATGCGGAAACGCACCGAGAGCAACGGCGGAAGATATTAAATCATTTGAAAAATGTGTAATGTTAAACAAAATGAAATCAAAAAAGAGAGGTAAACATTATGGAAAGAATGACAGCGGAGCAATTCAGCGAATTAACTAATGAAAATAATAACAATGGCGAACAAATTTTGAGAAATAAAGTGAGTTCGGCACGTGGCCGAGCGTTTGAGGGTTTATTGATGAGAGGGTGCAACTATTACCGTCAAAAAGAGATAGCGATAATTAATAAAGTCAATGAACCGTACATAGTTACGAAAAAAACAACAGGGAATAAATTCAGCGGTCGTTTTACTGGCAGAGCCGAGCCGGATTTCAAGGGTGTATTGTACGGCGGTCGTGCTATTGCGTTTGAGGCAAAAAGCACGCAGAAAAGCCGTATACAAAGAAATGCGGTGACAGATACGCAAATGGAGTGGTTAAGAGAACAGAAGGATTTTGGAGCCGTTACGTTTGTGGCGGTAAATATACAGGACAAATTTTATTCAGTTCCGTTTGATGTGTGGGACGATATGAAGAATATTTACGGCAAAAAATTTTTGATGCCGGAAGATATAGCAGGTTACGAAGTAAAATATGACGGTGCTGTCCGATTTTTAGAGTATGAGGACGGTACAAGAGTTGAGGGGGTATAAAAATGAGCAAAGAGAAAATATTACCGTTGGTATTAATCATAATACAGGTGATGTCAGCTATCCCGTATACAATAACGGGTGATTGGCGACACACAATATACTGGATTGCTGCGGCGGTGCTGAACATTGCCGTAACATTTTAACGGCTGGAGGTGGGATAAATGAATTTAGAATACATACTGAAATTATGCAAAAAGAACCGTCAAATAATGCTACTATCATACGGCGGGTATAAATTCCTATCCGAGGGCCACGTGGCGGTTATGGTGCAAGGAATTTGTCCGAAATGGACGGTTGATGACTATTTCACTGCAATAGGCGGTGACAATGAGGTCAAAGATATTTTTACGTTGACAGATAACACAGAAAACCCACAACCGGTTATTGATGTTGACGAGTTAAAAGAGTTACAGCCGTTAAAATATTCGCTGACGTCCGGTAAACAAACATACAAAATGTTTGTTATGGCAGACGGAAAAATAATGATAATACAGGAAAAATATTTAGATGTATTTCGTGATGAATTCGCACCGGAATATTATTATCGTGATAATCCGTTAGAACCCAATGTATATGTGGTTGTATCGGGTATATGCGTTGGGATAATAATGGCTATGTATTTCGATATGCAACAGTTGGCAGATTTCGGTGGAACGTTGAGCGAGGGTTTCAAACGAAATTTGAAAGACGGATTTTTGGATATGGGCGGTCAAATTGAAATAACCGACTAAATCCCAATCGATTGAGAAGAAAGAGAGGAAAAACAATGATAAACACGGTCATAAAACAGATAGATGGGCAACAGGCAGGAAAGGAAAATACTGCGCCATATTATGTTGGTGAACAGTTGAAAGACATCATCAGAAAAAGAAAAGGTTGATGCGGCGGAAAAAGAAAATGAGAAATTGAAAAAGACCATTGAGAAACTGCAAAAAGAGTCGCGAGTCGGCAGTAATGAAAATATGGTTAAATTGCAGATGTGTTTTGAACAGGCACAGACCGCAATTATAGCGGTCAAAGACGATTGTGCGGCGGAATGTTATGGCGAATTAAGGATAGGTTTTAACTGCGAATATCTGATTGATATGATTTCAGTGTGTGACAGTGAAACTATTACACTTGAGATGTCAAATGCAGTATCGGCAGTGTATGTACACGATACGGGCAATACAACATATTTAGTGTTACCTGTAAGATTGAAGTAAGTGAGGAGTATTTTATGGACATAGAACAAATGGCTTTTGAGAGGTTGCGTTTAGGAGCAGAAACCTCAAAACGTATGTATAATGCACCGTTGCTGTTATGTTATAGCGGCGGCAAGGATAGTGACGTATTGTTGCAGTTGGCAATTAATAGTGGCATTGATTTTGAAGTTTTACATAATCATACCACAATAGATGCACCCGAAACGGTGTATCATATCAGAAATACATTTAAAAAGTTAGAGTTGCAGGGTATCAAATGTACTATCGAAAAACCAACGTATAAGGGTGAGAGGGTGACAATGTGGTCACTGATACCGCAGGTAATGTTACCGCCAACACGATTAATGCGGTACTGTTGCTCTGTCCTAAAGGAAAAAGGGGGGAGAAACAGGGCTATTGCGACAGGTGTTCGCAGAGCCGAAAGCCGTTCACGCTCTAAGCGTGGAATATTTGAGGACCTCAATAACAATAAAGCAAAGAAAATTGTATTAAATAACGACAACGATGACAAGCGTCGTTGGTATGAACGCTGTGAGAAACAGGCGAAAACGCTTGTTAATCCGATTGTCGATTGGCAAGACGAGGACGTGAAGAATTATGTTCAAAGTGAAAAGATAGAATTAAACCCGCTGTATTGCGAGGGGTTCAAACGTGTGGGTTGCGTTGGTTGTCCATTAACGAACAAAAAAAATAGATATACCGAATTTCGCAGGTATCCAACCTACGAAAAAGCATACATACAAGCATTTGACCGAATGCTTAAAACAAGAAAAGCAAACGGTAAAGAGGGAACATGGCAAACAGGATATGATGTGTTTAGGTGGTGGTTGGAGGAGGACTTCAACCAATACGAAATCGGAGAGGAATTTTATCAAAATGAGGAGTGATAACAGATGTCAAAAAAGAGAGTTAAAATCGGTGCAATGTACCGAGAATACGGGGAAATGGAGGGAGTGTTATGCCGTAATTGTTGCAACTTCACGACAATAGTTGTTGACGGAAAACGTCACTGCAAATGCAGGGCATACGGCATAACACATGACATTAATACGAATTGGAATAGTAGATACATGGCGTGTGGATTGTATAACACGCCGATAGACAATAAAAAGTACAAACCACTTGTGGAGGGATAGGACAGAATGGCAAGAAAAAAATATAGCGGCGGATTTGAGGAATACGAAAGCAAGTTAAAGCGTGTTATGGAACGTTTGGGAGTAAAGCAATATAAGTATGATTGGAGTAGAAATGAATGCTTTATTGAATTTACTTATAAAAATCAATATTACCGTTTTGAACATTCGCTTCATAAGGCGGCGGAACATAAACAGAATATACATTATTCATCGGACCTATTTGCACAATTAGTCAAAACATTAGAAGATATTGCCCGAATGGTTGAGCGTGGTATATATGATTTGTCTACTTGGATAGAGGGTATGAAAACCTTACCGCCCAAAAAACAAATTCCGCAGTGTTTTGTAACGTTGGGATTTGACAATATTCCATCAATGGACGAATTAAAAAATCGTTTTCATATGTTGGCGAAAGAAAGCCACCCCGATAGTGGCGGCAATTCTGAATTATTCTGTTTGTATAAATCCGCTTATGAAGAAGCAGAAAAGTATTTGATGGAAGAAAAGGAGTAGCAATATGAAAGCTGTACTAATTAGTATTAATCCTCTATGGTGTGAATTAATAGGCAATGGTGAAAAGACTGTTGAAGTAAGGAAAAATCGACCTAAGTTAAAAACACCATTTAAAGTATTTATATATTGCACTAAAGCAAAAACAGACGGCGAATATTTATGGACTGCAAAATCAACCACTATCGGCAAGATGGCAGACGTTGCAAACGGCAAAGTTATCGGTGAGTTTATATGCGATAAAATCACAGAGGAACTGCCAAGTCCAAGATATAAAAAATTGTTAAATGGTAGTTGCCTTGACAATAATACGTTGCTTAATTACGGTAAATTTGGAACATTGTATGGTTGGCACATATCTAATTTAAGGCTATATGATACCCTAAAAGAACTGAAAGAATTTTATAAAAAGTGTAAAGGCGGTTGCGGTAATGTGTGTAAGCATTGGCGGTACGTTAGAGTTAATGCCGATGAGTATGATATGGATTGCGATTGTGATGGATTAATTCCGATTACGAAACCGCCACAGAGTTGGTGTTATGTAGAATATTACGGAGCAAAAATGAGTAATGAGGGAGGAATAAGACAATGAAAAATAATAAATTAAAGCCGTGTCCATTCTGCGGCAGTGATAATATAGTCATTTATGATAAAAGTTTCAATAGTGGACCATACTATGATATTTTTTGCCGAGATTGTGAAGCGTCTGTACGTTTTGCTGATGAAAGCGAAACAGAAGAAGGTGCGGTGAATATGTGGAACACACGAATAGCACCGGAAAGCGAAGCAAATGTGTTTGATGAAAAAACGGTAACACAAAAATACAGTAACGGAATTATAACACTTAATGCGAAAATGTTTCCGCCTATAACACAGGAAACAATTGATAGGGAAATACGCAACTTCGAGCCGGTGAAAACGGCAGTAGAGAAGTTGTATAAGTATGAGCAAAAAGACATTCCGAAAGATATAGTATTTGACAAGGGGTGTCCTAATTGCGGCAACGATACAAATATATTGTTTGGCGATAAGCATTGCGTTGAATGCGGACAGAGATTGAAATGGAAACGATAAAATGAGAAAAAATATAAAGGTTTCAAGGGTAGCAGCTACAATAAAACGTTGCTGAAAATTATAAAAAGGCAATGACAAGCAAGTTGGAAATTGATTGAAAGTATTAGGAGGTACAGGAATGACAGTACAGGAATTATATGATTATTTAGAAGAATTAATCGAAGTTGTCAAGGAAGATTTTACACTGTCAGAGTAGGGGGTACAGGAGTGAACAGAAAGGAAACAACTGAATTTTTGAGTAATTTACTCATTGAAAGATTATCGGGCAGGGGTAAATACTACGCAAGCGAAGTTACACTTGATTATAGTGGTGGAAAAGGCGAAACAAAACGTGTTGATTTTATACAATTCGTGCCAAAAAATCAAAGCACGAGTGGAATTGAAAAAGGCGAGTTTGTTTTTTACGAAATCAAGAGTTGCAAGGCTGATTATCATAGCGGCAACGGCTTAAATTTTGGTGGTGACCGAAATTATGTTGTCACAACAATGGAAACATATAAACAAATTATGCGTGAAGTGCCATGGAGCGTAGGGGTATATGTGGCGTGTCCCGAGAGCAGAGAACCCACAGATGAGTTTGAAAGTCCGACACCAATAGATGATAAAACGGTAGATTGGACGTTGAAAATTACAACAGTGGCACACCCTATTGACCGTCAACGGTCAATGTCGCAGCTATTATTTTATATGCTGCGTTCAGGAAAGTGAGGGGAAATATAATGACGGTTTATGAGTTGTACGAGTATTTAGATAAATTAATTGAAGATGAAAAGGGCGATTATGAGGTGCTGACCGAAGATGGGTATTTACATATAATCGAAGAGCGGATAGAAATTGATACAGTCAAAGAGGAAATTAGATTATAAGTCAGAAAAGAGGAATAACGATGAATAAAAATTTTACGCCACCAAGTAAAAAAACTACGGAAACAGTTGAAAAAACATTAAGCATTGAACCGGACAGACATTTTGAAGTTGCATTACAAAGTGGTAATTGTTTAGACTTCAACGATGAGTGCAATTTTGTTAAGTTTGCAAGGGGATTAGCATTTTTTCAAAATCATCAAAATCAGAAAAAAGAAATCACATTAGCAATTATCCCAATAAACAATATTAATTATATTTTAAATAAAGAAAATTAAGCAATTATGTCAAAATAAACGAAAGTTAAATGCAGAAAAATACATAATGATAAACTAATGGAGGGATAAAAATGCTGAATAATGAAACAATCTATGAACTAACACAGGGCATTGAATTTATGGGGTATGAGCATATGATATTTTATTGCGAAAATGTGATAAAAACGAAATCAGAAAGAGATGTATACCGCAAGGCATTCTTTTATACGCTCGGGATTTTAGTAACCACAAGAACCAATATTGACAGTTTATATGATTTTCAATCAAACTGTCCAAAGTTAGACGGGTTCGGGCAAAAGTGGCAAACAGAACATACTCTTAAATTATGCCGATTAGCAATAAATTTGTATAATGGTTTTTGTCAAAATGGTACATCATGGGAAGATACGACAACCGATACTGACGGCAAATATACACCTTATGAACTATTCTCAATGCCGTTTGTGAAATATATGGTTGAAGCGATTAAAATTCGCTATCCTCAATACATGAAATGTTAGGAGGTTAAAGCACTATGAGAAAAAAGAATTTAACAAAAAAACAAAAAACATATATCGCATCGTGTGGACTTAAACCGAATAATTGGTACATAGAAACAGAAACAGAAGATGCTTATTACCTTGTCAGTAAGATAGGGCAGCATCGACTGATAAAGAAAGAAAACTGTAAATAAATAGCAACAAACATTGGTTTATAGTTGAGTTTCTTCTTATATAATAGATAAATTTTAAAAGTGTCCATTGTGGCACTTTTAAGGTTTATACAGAATATTAATAAATCAACGATACGGGCAGGTGGTACAAATGAAAAGAAAATATAAAGGCAAATATATTCAAAGAGAAAGAAGAATATATCACGGAGATTATTTAGACGTAAATATATTTCCTGTTTTTAAAAAGCCGGGCAAAAGAAAAAAGAAAACCAATCCATCATCAGAAATACAGAAAAAGTTAAATCAAACTTACAGAGAAAATAAAGTGACATATTTAATTAACAATAATTTCTCAAAGAAAGATTTAGAGATGGGATTGGGATTTGATGATGAACACCTACCTGAAACATATAAAGATGTACAGAAAGTTACTCGCAATTATATCAGACGTATAAAACATTACATATCAAAAAATGATTTACCCGAATTAAAATATTTGTATGTGATTGAACGTGGAGCAACCAACGGACGTTGGCACATACATATGATTTTAAGCGGCGGCATAGATAGAGATTTGTTGGAAGATATGTGGGGACAAGGATATTCACATACTTACAGATTGGAATTTGATGATAATGGGTTGAAAGGTTTGGCAAAGTATAAAGTTAAAGAGCCGACAACCGATGTTGAAGTTATAGACGAAAAAATACATAGATGGGCGGCAAGCAAGAATTTAAAAAAGCCGACCATTCCAAAAGACAGAGATGGATTTATCAGCAAAGATACAGTGAGAGATATTCGCAAAGGTGATATATGCGAAAGAGAGATAGAGCGTTTATATCCCGGATATACAATTACAGACATACGTCCATATTTGAATACAATAAATGCAGGTGAATATTTAACTATTCGCTTGCGAAAAACGAAGAATAGCAGAGTTACAAAGGAGGTATTTTATAAATGCAGAAAATAAAGGCAAGTGACATACCGTGTCCGACCGAAAGTCAAGAGCAACAAACATTGTTCGGATTTTGTTCGGTGGAGTTATCTCGTTATCCCGAATTGGAAATGTTGGCACATATTCCGAATGAGGGCAAGCGTACCAAGTCAACGGGTGGCAGATTAAAAAAAGAGGGATTGAGAAAAGGTTATCCTGATATTGTCTTGAATGTTTCAAGGCAGGATTATCACGGATTATTTTTAGAATTAAAGCGGAAACGGGGATATAAGGTAACTAAGGAACAGAAAGAGTGGATAATAAAGTTAAATCGTCAAGGAAATGCGGCGGCATTCTGTTACGGTTGGGAACAGGCGTGGGAATTTATATACGCCTATTTAACGTGCGATAAATCGGTAAACAGTGAAAATATAGTCAAGTCGTATATTTCAAAAAGTTTAAAGGTGGCGGCGGAATGATTGACAAAACAAAAATCTTCCCATTGCTTTTAATTATTCTTGACTTAGGTGCGGCGGTTATGTTTGTACCTCGTAAGGATTTGGGAAACATTATATATTGGTTAGCCGCAGCGATATTAAACATTGCTGTAACTTTTTTGATGTAGTAGGTTGAGGAGGTAGAGGAATGCAACAAGATAACATAAAGGACTTTGCGATTGCGGCATTCCGCTATCGAGGGCATTTAAACGACACAGATATATTATCGCTTGAAGAAGTCTATATTAATATGGCGGTAACGTCAACCATTCGCCATTTGGAGATAGAGCGAGATTATATTGCAATAGAGGGCGTTAAGCGTGTTTACTATCAGTTACCGTTGGGAAACTTGAAACGTGGATTGCTTACCGAAAATACAAAGCGTGTAGCAATAGATATGCACATAGAAGAACGAACTCTATGGCGACATCTCGCAAGAGCGAGGAATATATTTAATTGTTATTATGAAAAGTTTACTGACACAAAATTGTCAGGAGTAACTTAATTTTTTATTATATAATAGACCATGAACGATATGCCCGTATCGTTCATGGCTTTTTTCATTTGCGGCAGTGAAATTTCTCTGTTTCACTGCTGCGGCGAAAAAAAGTAGGTTCTTCCCGTGGAGGGCATACCCTGCGGGGCTAAAGAGGTCCGGAAATTGCCTCTTTTTGAAAAAAATTTAAGGGGACTTCCTTCCGCTTTTGGATATTTTGAAAAAGATATAGAGAGCGAGGAAAAATTAAAAGTAAAAAACATGAAAAACAAGTATAAAAATTTATAAAATTTGCGGTTTTCAAAATCGCAAATTTAAAAATTTTAAGGAATAAAATTCATTACAAAAAGTCGATATAAAAAATCGGTTAAATTTTTGGAACATTAATTTGTAGAAATTTCAAAATTTAATTTTTTGCATTTAATAGGAATAAAAAAAACATGGAAGTAAATCAAAAACAGCTTGCGGCACTACTTGGAATTTCGTCACGACAGGTCAGAAATTTAAAAGAACAAGGCTTATTTGAATTTGTTACCGACAGTCGAAAATATAACGCTGAAAAGTGTGTACAAGAGTACATAGATTTTAAGATAAAAGCGGAAGTCGGTAACGGGACAAATCTGCAAAAAGAAAAAGAGCAGGCAGAACACGAAAAATATAAAAAGGAAATCACAAAATTGAAGTTACGGAGGCTGCGAAAGGAAACGCATGAAGCAGGTGATGTAGAACAATTTTTGAATAATATGCTTATAGATTTCCGTAATCGTCTGTTATCAGTTCCGGCAAAAATAGCACCGATTGTTATAGGACAAACTGATATACATATAATCATTTCAGAATTGGAGAAAGAGTTGGAAATGACATTAGAGGAATTATCAAATTATGACCCTGATGTTATAAACGGAACAGAACCGATTGATTATGATGTCGAAACTGATGAAGAAGAATAATTTGTTGTAAAACAATTATTATATAAAATTTTAGGAGGTTTAAGAAATGTCAAACGAAAAAAGTACAGATGAACAGAAAAAGATTGTCGAGGTTAAAAACGTGGCAACAGACACAAAGAAGGTAGTTGATATTATTATCCCGGAGGAAGAAGAAAAGGTTGATAATATTATCAAATTATCGCAGACATACAATTTTGAGGGAGAGCATATCAGTGAGGTTGATTTAACCAATCTTGAAAATTTAAACGCACTGCAAATGCAAGATATTGAAAAACTATATCGCAAAATTGCAAAATCGGCTTCTTCTACTCCGGAATTAACGATAGAATATGCAATGGCAACGGCTTCAAAGCTAACGGATTTGCCATTGGAATTTTATCAAAGAATAAGCGGTAAGGATATAACCAAGATTAAAAATCGAATTATAAATTTTTTATACAGCGAGGATTAACAGCGGAAAGTATCAGAAAATTATGCGTAAATTTAGGCATGGCAACAAACACGTCAATAGAATTTATGTTTCAACGACCGCAACAAGAATTATTGGATATAGCTGATGATTTGTCGGAAAGAGCAGAAAGGATTGAACGACTACGAAAGCAAAGAAGATAGCGAGGGGCGGAATATGTCAAGTGAAAAATTG